ACTTACTATCTTATCCTAGGTAGTAACTAACCAATTTTACCAGATTGTACTAATAAATATGGTCGATTACTATCTACATATTTAAAATGGACACAGTCCTTATTCTAAATTGTTTTTGTGTTTTGTATTTTATATTGTTTTTGTATTTTTGAGGGTTTCCCCTTTTATATTGTTTTTGTATTTTATGGGCTGCCCCTTTTTGTCATAACCTATTTCTTATACATGGTAACTACACTCCCTGACTTCACCACGTTGGGCCACCCATGAACATATGCCCAATATTGGTCCACGTTAAAATGCTTTTGGGCCCCAGCTGAGAGAATAGCCTCCCTACCTGACGCATCAACTTCTACCCTGTACTGGCCAAGCATTATGGTGCGTGCGGGGTGGAAAGACCTGTCGTACAAAATCCTATCCTTGTTACATATAGCACGACATTCTAAAGCTATGTCCCTTTGTCGGGATAAAGTAGTGGCTACAAAAGCTCTATCCGCCATTTCGACTGAACCGGAACGTTTTACGTGTACGTCCGACCACGGAACCTCTAAAAGTTTTTAGGTTATAACTCTGACAATAGTCTGCGCACGGCTAGAATATCAAATGGATCCTGCTTAGTTGCTTGCAAATAGTAATCTGGATAGAAGATTCTATCCAAGTCCTCCCAAGTTAGGTAGACAGCTGGCAAATCCACCCGTCTTAAGAACTGGTCTAATTGCTTCTTCCAGTTGTTATAGAAATGTGGACCATGACCATATGATAGCAATAGGCTAGCCTGCACGTTTGTGAGGGTCATAGTTTCTTCTGGGCCAGACTTGTGGATCCACCGAGCGCACTCCGTAACCACATCTATGTCCATGGGGGCAGCCCACTGGTTGGCATGGACAGGATGCGGAATAAAAGACCGTTTCAAAAATGACATGTTTTGGAGAGGCCCTGTGGTCATGGTCTGCTCCCCTTTATTGGCATCAGTGGCCACTATACCATGAGCTCCTAGGACCAATTGGATAACCTTAGCATTGAAGACCGCTTTATACTTGTCGGTCACACTGAACAAACCGTCATCCCCGTAAACTACTCCGGTCACGTTAGCTAAGAAATCGTCAAATGTCACAGCCATCTCTGTGTGCAGGTTCTTATCCTCATTATGCTCTGCCAAGTAATCAAAAGCCTTACTATACCGACGTCTATAAATGCGCTCTTCATCATTACCCACGGCACTAGACTGGTACCTAAGGATCCGTGCTATTATCTGCCATGACATTGTGAGATACATGAGGTGCACGAAGGAGTTAATTTCAACAGTGATAGCAGCACCAGAAGGGGACCCAGCTTTAGTCCTATACACTGTACCGCCAGCCATGTGGACACTATTGACCAATTCACGAATCAGGGTTGTTGTCACCAGCTTGTCCTCCTGTGTATAATGGTCGCCCATCTCCATCTCGTAAAAGGAGTGGAGCATATTACTAAACTCAAAAGCTACATCAGCATTCAGGCCCGGTCCAAAGTTAGTAAAATCTATAGTGAACATATTATTTCCTTTTGAAAGTAGTCGGCGTGCTAGAATGCCCCACTCCGGTCCATCTGGGTTTATCCCAATAGCTATCCAATTAGAAATACGATGATAGCGAAGGTGAGAAGTGAAATCCAACGTATACTGCCGCAAAGCTAGTGAAGCGGTAACAGGCGACATTGAGATAACTCTAGTTCCCCCGGCCTTTAAAATTTTCTCTACTTTTCGCTTTTCATCCTTAAGTACATCTTGAAAAACGATAGGTGCTAAAATTCCTTGCCTCCTATATTCCATGTCCCGATTGTAATGCTCTATCAAAAGTGGATCAAACTCGACGCTCACAGGTCGCTCAGTAGTTGGATCTCGCTGGTACTTCATCCAGTGTTTCTTCTTAGTGGCAGGCTCTCTCACCCCGTTGACTTCCTTCAATATTGTATTATATGGCCACCCAGCGGAAGTATCATCAGGTAGCCAATCATAGAAACCGATGACTTCAGGTCGTCCTAGTGCCGCTGCTTCAATTGAATATATCTGGACCTTATGCTCAAACCCCCATTTCTTCTGTAAAAGCAAAGTCTGCCAAAACTGAGCCGATGCCTGTACCAACGCTCGATCAAAATCAAGAGTTGGTTTCCCGTGCTTCCTCACCCCATGGATCAATGGTGTGGCATCCTGAGTGTACCTTGGATCATTTTTGGACAGAATCGCTGGTTGAGTCACAGTAGGTGTTTCAAAGCACTCATTGATAAGGGATGGCGTTAAGCCAGTTTTAGTAGGACAATAAGGCACTTGATCAGGGGGTAACTTCCCAATGTACTCAACATTAACATCATCTCCAAAATCAGTGCAATTTTCCATCAACTGGAAGGGCATTGGTGCCATATCAAAAGCAACCTCTGAAGACAATTCAGTTGCTCTAATTCTAGCTCCAGTACCCTTCCCCGAACCATAATTTCCAGCTATATGAATACCAATAATAGGCCGTATGGCATTCCTCGAGAAAATCACAGAACCACAAGCGCCTCTACGCTCAAAAGAATAGTCTATGGCGTCCTTAGTCTCATATGAATGACCAGTCAGTTCATCATATGCACTATAGCCATCAACAATATTCAAAAGCGTGATTGGGTATTCTGTGAGATGATCGAACTCTAAAACAACTATTTCCCCTTTACTCTCATCATACTCATCGTACTCTTTATCTTGCATGAAAAACTTACGTATATCAGCAAAATAAATAGCCTTACTAAGAGTTAGAAGAGCACAATCCTTATCAGGAAACATCTTTATGGACATATTAGCCGGGTTAAGTTGGATGGATTCGTGCTTTGCCCCAAAAAAGGTAACAGTGATTGTTTCAGCTTTTTGTAATGGAGGGATGTAGTGCTTTGGTATCAGCACAGTACTACCATAAAGCCCTATCCCTGTAGCAGACCGCAAATTTGGAGTAGAAAACACCACATAATTGGCGCATATTTTATCCTTGGCTTTGGTGTACATCTCAGTATCTGCAGCTTGAGTCACCTCCCCTTGTGTTCTACCTATTTTTCTGCTCCGGTTGAATTGCCGAGCCATTCTCTCATGGTCAAAAGATCCCTCCGCCTGGGTCACTGATCCAAATAGACCCAACAATGAGGAAAAAATGCAAATTCCAGCTTTGGCCACCAAATAAAAGATAGCTCCCAAAGTGGAATACTTGGCCAACTTACCAAACAACCACGCCCACCAAGAAGGTCCTGTTGTGGCCTCTGCAATATCTTCTTTGAGCAATTCCCTAGCCTTTGCTGGTAGGTACACATATGGGATATCGCTGTAGTTTTCAGCTGCCATAGCCCCATTCTTAATGGCTTGGTGTATTTCTATATAGCTGAGCCGATTTATGCTGAAACACTTATCCACAGTAGCTCGCAGGTTGAGTAGACTCCATTTGCAATCAGTAGTGTTACAAGGCCCTAGTGGAATTCGCCCAACCCAATCAGGGGAGCATAGATGTAAAGTCCCCCCAGTTGAGCTGAGTATAGGCACCTTCGGGTCCAGTTTTCCGTGACAACATTTCTCAAGCGGTGGATCAGACATAACAAAGGCTGAGCTCAACACATAATCTGGGGGCACACAAGGAGCATTAGCATCCAACTCCCGATCTACAGATGGTGATAGATCAGGGAGTTTGAAATCTAATAGGGGCTCTGGTTCAGCAGCGAGGATATCGTTAATGTTATCATTTTGGGGTAGAACCTTTATAGTGGGTTCCAAAGGAATGGGGATAGATTTTTCCTTCTCTTGCTGCGTTTCAGCCGCCACCTCTTCGAATGAGGAGTCCGATGGTGGTTGAGAGGACACTCTAGCACCCTTTTTACTACCCATTTGAGTGACATTAATGGGACCAGAAAATCGGTGATTTGGAGGTCGGATAAACTGCCGTATGGCAGCTAAAACGCTAAAAGGTACCAATACATCCCAACCTGTCACTAACTTGAACAAGCTCATAATTACAACTTCTGTTTTACTCATTGGGGCAATGGCTGTGAAAGCTGCTGACAAAACCAGGCTAATAAGGATCTCCATTATTTTTGGCATCCTAATCACCATGGCCCCACCACATACACACTGGGCTTGCTCACCAATTGATTTAATACACATACCACAGGAGATTTTGCTACAAACAGCACAAGTTAATAGGGCTTTAGCATAAGTTGGGGGGGAAGAACAGGTGCCGCAGCGCATGCCAATCATCATCCACTTATTCATATACCCCCGCATCATCTCATAGGTTTTAACCACTGGGGCTGTAAAATAAGTGAACAAGGAAGAGGCTCCCTCAATCTGAGTTGTTGGCACCTCCTCGGTGTGGGACTGGGCATTGGCATCCTGGATGTAATATAAGGATCCTTCCGTTTTAACTACCTTATAATTAGCTTTAATTAGCTCGACTATCTCTCTCACCTGGAACTCCAACATCTCAGACGGGAGGGATCTAACTACCCCTAACTTCTCTGACTGGCTCTCTACTTGGTGTAATGCTCTAGCCTGTAGTGTAAACGGATCGGCGATATCCGCATTCACAAGAGCCTGCTCTGTTAAGGCCTGGCTCAAAATCTCAATCCTTTTCTTCACGTTACTCGACTCCCGCAGGTGGTACTTCATATGATCTTCCTTTAGCCAGGCCCTAAACTCAGCCCATGTTTTATAACTAAATTGGCTCTGGGGCTGCAACACTGAATCATAGACTCCAAATTGTAAATGCTTGTATGACTCGTAGTTGGCAGGATTAGATCTATCCATATCCTTGTTGACCAACTGCACTTTAACTAAGACGTCTCGTCTCCTGTAAAGTGGGGCCGTGTTTACTAAGGTGTTAGTGGAAGGAAAAGGATTATTAGTAGCCATGAGCACAACAAATGGATTGACAACCGTCTTTTTCTCGCTCAGTTCGGCTTTTGGTGCGTTCATCACATTACTAGTCTTCAGCTGGTAGAGCTCAGATATATCTTTCCTAATACTCTGCGTATCCACCAAGTTGCACCAGTCGTCATAAACTATGACGGGCTGTCCATTATACAGATTCCAATAGTCTACCCCTGGATTGACAACGTACCGGTAGTCTATTGTGTCCATCTTTAACCCTATATTGCCGAGACACATGGAACTGATCTCTGCTGTGAGGAAGGACTTACCTATACCTGTTTGCCCTTCTAAACATATGACGTAAGGCTCATACCTAACAGCAGTACTCTGGAAGAGTGAGGTGTTCTCATTAGCCTTCTTAATCACCTCACGACACAACTCCTTAAGCACATTCATTGTCGAGTTCCCTTCTATCTTAGCAAAACAAGCTCGGATCTGGTAAGCGTTGCATATAGTAATCCAGAAGCGTGATTTGGTAGCTACATCTCCAGCCACGATATCATTGTAGTTGTTGAGGAACAACTGGGCATTATGCACAAAATCTGAGACTATTGATGGGTTGTCGATTAGCAACTGGCGTATTTTAATTTGGGGATCGGACAGGCCAAGAACATGACTGACCATCTTCGAGAGGGTCGAGTAAACATTCCTAACGAACAAGAAAGAGCCATTCATCGTCATCAGACCCTTACCAATGGCGAATGAGTCCACCCACCTAGCCATTGTTCCGGAGTGCCCTTTTTGCCATTGCTGTCCGCAACTAGCCCCGTAGACAGTGAGAACTCCTCCAAATAATAGCCCTAACAAGGTTTGCACATCGCCTTTATCAATACCGCTCTTCTCTTCAGTGCTCTTCCCACTCTGTGTCTCATCCGTCCCCTGCTTAAGTATTTTACCAAAAAGCTCGGTCAAGTATCCCAACTTTCTAGTAACATACTCTTTTGTAGTCAACCCTAGAGAATATAAGGACTCAACCAGACACCGCACGGCCACTACTATATCGCATCCCAAAATAGCATCGTACAGCTTTTGAAAAACGCTCTTGAGAGAGTCCCAGACTCCACTCATGGTGGATAAACCACCAAACAAGGTTTTGACCCAATCAAATAAGCCACCGTCAACTTGGGCTTGAACTTCATCTAATAGCTCATTGGCCGTGTCCACTGTCTTCTTAACCCCAGCTAGTACTTCGCCCAGATCTGTCAATACATGATCGGCCTTCCCAAATGTGTTTGTAACCTTGTCCTGCATTCTCCGTGTACCACCTAGAGTTTCCCTTAATTCTTCTAGGGTGGAGTCGACACCTGCTGTCTTAGTGGAGAATTGCTCTATACCACTCTGTATAGATTCAGATGCTCCACTAATTGCATGCACCACATGGCTAACATTTACCGCACTAATATTCTCCGTAATAGCAGCCGATGCTGATGACACTTTCTCCTTAAGATCATAGATCGTGTGCGCAACCACAGCTTGCCTCACCATCTCTCCAAAAGGCGAAGGTAGCACTGTCGACACACCATAAATGGCTGGTTTTACAAGAAATTGATTTCTCTTTACAGCTCGTCTAGTTTTCCGCACCATTTTCGGTATGAATTCAGCATCACTGCTAGATTCACAGCTGTAAAAATCCATCTGGGTTTTCTCTTGGCGCGCATCATCCATCCGGTTATTAAGCACAAAGCTTGGGGTGTAGTCTGTCAAACCACAAAAGGCTGCCATCTCAAAGTCATCACCAACACTCATGAATATTGAGACCTCTACAGGCCCATCACAATACACACATATATGCCCATTGTTGGTAAAACTAATATCCCTCCAGCAGTGTTGTGTGTACCTACCCCCTTGATCCATGAGAGCCCAATTAACTGGTAAAGTCCACTGAACCTCAACCATCTCCGTCGGATTCACCGTGGAACACAATACTGTTGTCGGGTGTCCAGTACCTGACAAATCTGGTAAATCCGAACCAGCCTCATCATCCACACTTGAAAAAAATCTTTTGGTGTTACTCCAAGTGGCCCCATGGTAGCGATCGTTAAAATTTTTTGGTCGAATAAGTTTTTTGAAAGTGCCATCCGAGGGGAGGAAAGTTATGAAAACAGGGTGGGTTGTGGCATTATGTAATATGATTGTATACCGCATAGATCCTCGCCACATTCTAAACATCTTAGTTATTTGGTGCTGGTGGGTCATCGCCAACCTCTGCTGCTTTGGTAGATAATTGTATATTAACTCTGTAGTAAGAGGCATAACTGGAAGACACAGAGTCTGATCAGCATTGATGTGCTGGCTAGCTATGATGCGAATGGGCACTCGTAGCAAGTTCTTGAAACTGGTCTCATTGCCCGAGTGCATACGGTAGTGATCTACTGGGCCAGGAGTGAAATCTTGAGCATCCATTTGTGTCTTTTCTCTGGTTGTACTAGTCCTAGCACTCTTCCCGGCGGGGAATGAAGCTGGTGGCAGCACATCCGTATATTTTTCAGCTGTTGTAGGAGCTGTATGATCCTCATTCACTGGAAAAGTTAACAACCGATTGAAGTCACGGTCACCAAATGAGACTGGTACAGACATTATGTTATTGACCTGAGTAGGAGAGGATAAGAAAAAGTCCTCACCTGCATACTTCCACACAATTATCTTTACAGAATTGGCAACGGACCCAATATCAATTAGTGGATTCAGCACAGTAAGAGTTATCTTAGTGCGAGAATAAGTTGGTAGGGCATCTGGTTGCCAATTACTTAGCTGTCCCCAAGCTGTAACGTACGAGAAGTTATGTGTACGCCTCGCCACCGTGTCGTATATATAAGGCACTGTAACTTTTATCTTAGAAGTCTCTTGGATGTCCACAATCTTCTCATAGTTACTACCAATCTTATCATTAGTCTCTTTGCCATAACTGACACTTATCAAAATAGACCCTTTATGGAAGTTTGTCTTAACAATGTCAAACTCATAACAGATGGTGCCTCCCCAATACATAAACCCATTCGTAGCGATGTGTAGAGGTACACTGTCCATTTTTGTGGCTAGGGGAAAGAGCCCTGTAGTTGTGTCGAACGTCTGATTTTGATGTGAGGAGTATGGCACTACAATTTGTTGGAAAATCTGCTTCTTAGCAATATCAGATAGAGACCAGGTCACTATGGTGTCAATCCCAGGAATTCTAGCATATTCAATATAACTTGTGGGGCCATAGCCAGGATCTTCGTAGTGGGTTGTTGCGCTAAGCGTATCGACTCCAAGAATAACAGGGTCGGCCAACCCGACTCCGTTTGGGAAGTGCATTCTAGGTCTAGGGACAACGACCTTCTGACCAAAAACATCGGATGGTTTATCCCTATTAGAGAAAATTTTACCTTTCCTCAATAATTGTCTCTCAACCTTACGAATATATCCAATCCCATCATGAGCTAGGCCTGTGATAGCCTCAGCTGCACTAAGCCCCAGATCTAATACATCCATTTGGGTCAAATCGTGCTGTCGTGTCATTCCAGTAAGGTTAGCTTTCACAAACCTGTAGTATAAAGTGCAATTGACTTCCTTTGGATTATCATCAGCAGTGGATAATGGCACCAACATCTTAGCTGACAAATTGACGAAATATCCTCCAAGAACACCAGGATTCACGGTCTTATTGTTGGCATAATCTAATAGACGCACGAATGGCTTATTGTAGTTATATTTCACTAACAAGGAAGCAGAAGTAGAACTAGCCATGTCGCATAGGACGTGTGGGCGCTGCACCATACCATAAATGGAATCAATCTGGGTTTGCAGGTTCTCGTAACGGTAGTCAGATGCCCCAGCACTAGTATGTGCATACCATTTTGGTACGGCTACCAACCTATTGAACCCTTGGGCACAATAAAATGCTCCCATAATTAACCTACCCTGATGGAACTGAGCTGCATTAACAACCAGCTTAAATTCTACATCAAGGTCCCCATATATAAAGCCTCGCAAAGGAATCAGGTTAACGCTACTTGAGTCAGCATAAAGTGCCTCTGGGATCCTCAATGAAAAGACGTCTACTGTGGTTGTATCAATTTTAACCATCTGTAGTGGGTACCATCTATTAACCAAAGAATATCCGTCCTTTACCATGTCATACGTAGATTCAGTACTACTAAGCTGTTTATTTATCTCAGCACTACTAATATTGATAACCTGCTTGTTATCACCCTCAGCAGCTGTCTCCAAAATAACATTGGACTCACGATCAGTAACAGGAGATGTAACGATTTCGCCATCGGTGGTTAAAGAATCCATCTGGGTAAAATCAATACCCCCTATCCTCAATATCTTGGCAACCAAACGCTTGAAACATGTTTCGTGGGCATCTCTCTTGGTGTTACCCGTGCCAACAACCTGCACTTTCTCTAGAATGGGTCGTCCATCCTGCGACAGAATGGAGAGTTCCATTCCTCGTCCACATCGGAATATCGGCGATTCGAGGAATTTCGCCTCGGTGATGTTGAGGGAGTAGTTCTCAAAGCCATTAACCCAATTACTAAAAGCAATGGTAAAAGGATAGTTAGTACCGTTATTCTTCTTGGCAAACTTAACCTCCCGAACCAAATCCTTAAACGCACCATAAGATGTCGGAGTTGTAATTCCCATGATTGCTCTGCTATCTCTTCTGTGGTGGAAATCTCTAGAGGAAAATATCTTGGTTGATTTGACATATATCACACTGTGGATACTTGATTGCTAGCTAACTGCCGCTCTGCGATTTGTTGGTTTATTATTGTGTTTACGCGTTGTAACACGCTAATTATCATCAAATTGACTTTATTACGTAGCCAAGTTAACATTGGCTGAGACGTTATCGAGTACGCTCACCTCGTCTATCTTTGGGATAGAAATTATAAAACTTTGCTGCTAGGGTCACTGCGATTGCAAATCCTACCTTTGGGGTAAGAAGTTTTA